TAATTTTGCTGACCGACGTTGATGTCGGTCAGTTAGACAATTTCTTGTTTCAGAGCAAACAAAAAAACCGCAAGCCCAAGCCTGCGGTTAGTGTACTATATTTTTGGTTTCATACAGGTTTTTAGTCAGATCTTTAAGAAAGCAATTCATTAACTCGATTTTGAACCGCTTGTGCGTCATAACCAGCGCTCGATAAATTATCATATCGTTCTTGTCCATTGCCCCAAAATCCTTGAATGACCTCGTTAGCTACGGTATTAAGATCCACGGTGTCTTCGCCACCTAAAAGGCTATTTACTTTGTCTTGAACCTCTTCGGCATCATAACCTGCATCAGTTAGTCTGTTGAAACGCTCTTGACCGTTCCCCCACAAGCCTTGTAGCACTTCATTAGCTAACGTATCCAAGTCTTTACTAGTATTTTCAGCATTTAAGAGGTCATTTACCTTGTCTTGCACGGCTTGCGCATCGTAACCAGCTCTCGATAAATTATCATATCGTTCTTGTCCATTGCCCCAAAGTCCTTGCACGACCTCATTGGCTATAGTATTAAGGCTTTTTAGATCGTTTTTACTGATTGAATTATCTTCCTCATCATCTAACAGGACAATATTCTTGTCAAACGGGTTACTTGAATATTGCCACCATCTGATACCGTCCATACTTGGAAAGTATTCAAAGTCAGCTGTACCATCATTCAAGCCATACCCTGCAATCCAAAGGCTGTTTGGGAATTTAGCAAGAATCTGCTCATAATAGATATTATTGAGCGTGAATGGCTTGTAGCTGTAATAGATTGGCTCATAGCCATTTTCTTTGAGGATTTCCATAAAGCGAATACAAGCATCTGTGTTTGCCTGTGCGTCGTCGCTTGCGTGGTCTTCGTAGTCAAGACACAAGTATTTTACTTTTTGAGGGACATTGTCAAGGAAGTAGCGTGCTTCTCGTTCAGCTTCTTCGATGTCACCTCCAAACCAAGCAAAATGGTAGAATCCAACAGGATTGGATTGCTCAACTTGAGCAGACAAGCAAGGGTTTAAATAGGTCGTACCTTCTGAAATTTTGATGATAGTGTTAGTTGTTCCCATCTGCTCCAAAATTCCTGTAATGTCATAGCCCTGATGGCTTGCTACATCGATGAATAAGTCGTTTTTCTTCATTGTTTTCTCCTAATCTTCGCTTGGTTCTTGATAGTCAAGAGCACGTTTGCTGTCAGTGATACCACTTGTTGTTGGGTCGTTTACCACACCAAGCAACACAAGCAATGTGAGAGCCGTATTGGCTACATCACTGATGTTGTCTGGTAATTTAAAGCCCAATTGTTGCACTAACAACAGAGCTGTAGCAACGATAGCAGCAAGAGTTGCTTTGTTCTTAAACCGTAGTTTCCAGTTAATTTTCATTTTTTAATTCCTCACTTCTAAAATGTTGTATTTGTTATACAGGCTATCAATGTACCCATTGCCGCCTAATTTCTTATAGTTTCTGTGCATCTTGTGAATGATATCAGACTCATGGACTGTTGTATATCCACGATTGATTGCCGCAGTCATGTCTCTTTCAAGTCTCAGATACATTGTGACTAGATGAGCCTCATCATGTACTACTAGCTTATCGTTAACTTCACTTATCTTCCTGTTGTTATCCTCTCCGACAACTCGAATGTCATTCACTGATGATTGAATGGTGCCTAGTTCATCTTTTAGGTCATTAAATTGTCTCTTGTTTAAGTCTCCTGATTTACTAGCACGCATTCCAAACCAGCCAGTAGCGATAACTCCAATCGTTGGAGCAAGTTGAGCGATAGCGTGTATCATTTTTTCAAAGATATCAATCCATGTCATAACCTCCCCCTTGTCTAATCAATACGTGGCATGACCACGGTCAGCACACCTTGCTGCAGCATATCAGAGAGCGACTGGTCTTTGTAAGTATAGCCCTCTGTCGCTTGCATTTGGAATTTGAAGATAGTCTGCGTACCTTTTGGCCATTTTGCATTTGTGTCAAATGGATAAGCACCTGAGATTATGTCTCCGTTTAAGTAACGTGTGCTCTTAACAAGTGGTTTGATGAATGCAGCTACTTTGTTGTAAGCATAAGTAGGCATGCCTCCGTTTTGAGAGACAGTAAGGGCAATCAAGACCTCAGTAATTGCTGAAACAGAATCCAGATACTCTTTGTTAGCAGTCAAATCTTCCTTGGTCTTGTTAAGTTGTTCCTGAGCTTGCACGATTGCGCTAGATGGGTCAATTTCTGTCTTGACAATATCTAATACTGCCTTGATTAAAACATCGTCAGAATCGCCTGTACGGTCTCCTGCAAGTTCACGCATGTTCGTACTGTATCGATTGCCTTCAGATAGACGAATTTCTACCACAGTCTTAATGTTGTCTCCGAAGCCTCGTGTATAAGGCTTGCTCGCTAGTTCATAATTGTTAATTGCCATTTGTCATTTTTCCTTTCACTTCTTCAAAGAGCTCTTTTAGAGCTGGATCATATTCAAGAACCTCTTTCATCGTATGTAGCTCACTTGCTACATACAGATAAAGGGCCTCGAACTTCGCTGAGTCTTGTGCGCTTGCTCCTAACTTTTTGGTTAGTGAATCAAGCATCAGTTGATTTACTACGTCGTTCGTGTTGTCATTCATGCTACTGTTTTCTCCATTTCTTCTATTTTTTCGTTTAACTCTTGAATCGCCTTAATTAAATAAGGTACGAACTTTGAGTAATTGATTGTTAAGTGATTATCCTCGCCCTCGTATTTCTCGACAGAACCAGGGATAATATTTAACACTTCCTGCGCTATCAAACCGATTTCTTCATGAGTCTTATCCTTAATGTAGTCAAATGCTACTAAATTCAAGGCATTTATTTTATCCAAAGCTTTGACCGGTGTAGGTTCAATATTCTCTTTCAATTTTCTATCTGAGCCGGTTGTGATTCCAGCGTGTTGTCTAAATTTTCCGGTAACAATTTGACTCCACCAAACAACAGCGTTATATCCACCAGCTGGGTTATCCCCTTCGCCATTAACATCGTCTGAAGCAATCCATATCCCTTTGGGAGCATTGATTTTAGAGTAGAAATTAACCTTTGATGTGCTTGCGAAATCCACTTTGGAATAAAAATCCACATCATTCCTACAATACATCTTCCCGTCAGTGTTGACATACCAGGCTTTGGGACCAGGGGTGTCTAAACTTTCACCCCAATTTGCCCAAAATGCGTTTCTGTTCGCACCAGCGTTCGTTCCGTTACCCATCCCAATACTAACAGAGTTAATTCCTGTTATGAAATATCCATTTCTGTTTGTATATTGACCAAATCTGAAGCCTCCAATTTTACCTTGAAAACCTTCTAGAAATGTCGCAGTGACTACGACTGACCGAAGCTTATTGATAAAGGCTTCTTTAGCAGCAAGCGTATCTGTGAAGATATCGCTTGATACAAATCGTCTGGCCATAGCCATATCCATGACCAACTTATCTGCCGTGATAGAGTTAGATCTAATGATGTCTGAATTGAGCGTTCCGACACTGGCATCGCCTACAAACAAGCGTTTGAAGTAACCCTGAATAGCCGTCAATTCATCAAGTAAGGTCTTACCCTTTAATCGAATCTTTTCAGCTTCAATCAAAATTTGATTGTTAGTCGCATTGATTTGCGAAACGATTGAACCTACACCGTTGATGTTCTGAACAGACCATGAGCCATCCAACTGTCTTTGAACGGTTTTCACAGCTTCAAGAGCATCATTTGGTGCTACTGAGTAATCTGATGGAGTTGAACCCTGTTCTACTTTTATCAAACCATCATCGTACATACGAGCTGAGAATCTGACGAAATAAGCATTCGCTGGTATAGTGATTTGATTGATGTTGTGTTGTTTGCCTACAGTTGTTTTATAAGCATTTAATCCTGGTTTGCGGTTATCAATAGGATTTTTGTTTTTATCAAAAAATTGCCAAGCGGTCCAAGCCATTCCATTCTCAGGCAGAGTTACCCAGTGCTGGAAGATAATTTTTTCATTTGGATCCACTGAAATGAAATCGGATGTAACCTCCTTTTGTGTAGCATTCGCTACGCTAATGATTCCATTATTCCCTAAAAATCCTTTAGTGAGCGTTGAGGTTAAGAATAAATTCTGATGTTCCGCAAAGGCCTTCCCAACTTCAACCTGGAACAGCTGATTGGTCATAGCCATACGAGCAACCTTATCCGCAATTCCGTTTTCACTATTGCCCAAAATCCGCTCGTAAAGCTGACTGGTTTCCTTCACACGTTGGAAGTCTGTCTGGTTGGCTTTACCAGAAATCAGTGAGGTGATATCTGTGAATCTGCCATCAACTGCATTTTTGTAGGTCGCAATCTGAGTGGCGATTAAGCCATTTTTTGGGTTGGTAATAGCTTCAAACTTGCGTTCAAGACCTCTCACGTCCTCTTGATAAGCCGATTTACCAACAAAATCACGATTGACAAACTCACGGACGGCTGTCACTTGTTTTGCGCTTTCCTCACGAGCATAGCGTTGTAAGACATCCTGTCGCTGACCATCTCTATTGACATATTCCTGAATAGCTGATAAATCAGTTCTCAATCCCTGAGCTGTTCGCTCGAAGGTAGCCTTGGCTTCAGTGATAAGACCCTCAGTGTCTTCAGGCGCTGGACTCCAGTCTGTCGCTAGAGTACCTTTTTCAAGCTTAATCCTACGAACGGAATAATTATTGTTTCCAGCGAAATCATACAAAGCCATCTCTCCTCTCGAATAACGAGGGTCATCGTTCGGAAAGATAACTGGACCTGTGAACGTGAACCGTTTCCACTCTTTGCTTGGAGTGATGTCTGCACTAGCTTTCAGACCGAAGCGGTTATTTTGATAGTGATAAAAATGTAGAGGACGAATCTCGCCACCTTCGTTAATTTTTAGATCAAATGATAAAGTCCATGTTTCTCCAACGTTTTCTTGGCTAAGGTATAGATGCAAAGGAAACGGGAAGAAACGCGTACTTGTTCGAACTTTCTCAGAATCTCGATAATAGTTCCTGCCACCGATCCGTAAGTTTGAAAATTCTTCTCGCAATTTCCCAGCTTCAGCTGTGACCAGAGTCTTATCTGCTTTATCCTTTGTTGCGTTCAGGATTTCCTGACGAATAGAGCCAGCCTGCACTTCAAATTCAGCCTGACTCAATTTCTGATCCAGCTTGTTCTGCGTGCTTGTTTCCAAACTCTTCACGGATTGCCTGATGTTTTCAGCAGTCACATTTAGTGAGCTGATATCCGCCTTGGTTCTGAGACCTTCAGTCAGACGGCTCACACCAGCGTCTAGTGCATCAGCGCGCTGCCTGAAGTTGGATTCAACTGTTGAAATCTGACCTTCTATATCTTCGAGAGCTGGACTCCAATCTGTCGCGACATTGCCTTTTTCAAGTTTAATTCTACGAACGGAATAATTATTGTTTCCACCGTAGTCATACAAGGCCATCTCTCCCCTCGAATAACGAGGGTCATCGTTCGGAAAGATAACTGGACCTGTGAACGTGAACCGTTTCCACTCTTTGCTTGGAGTGATGTCTGCACTAGCTCTCAGACCGAAGCGATTTGTTTGATAGTGATAAAAATGTAGAGGACGAATTTCGCCACCTTCATTGATTTTTAAATCAAACGATAAAGTCCAAGTCTCACCGACATTTTCTTGGGTAAAGTATGGATGTAGAGGGAACGAGAAGAATCGTGTACTTGTTCGAACCTTCTCAGAATCTCGATAATAGTTTCTACCACCGACCCTCACACTCGCTATCTTACTAGCCAGCTCCTCGGCTGTCTGTGTGAGTTCTGACTTGCTAGCTTTACCATTAGCCAAATTGGTCAATTCTGCCAGTCTACGAGTCGTTGTCTCTTCATAAGTCGATTGCGCTGACTTCACACCAGCCAATTCATTCTTGGTCTTGTTAAGTGCTTCAACTTGCTTGGCAATCTCAGCTTCAGCCTGTGCTTGCTTCGGTCGAATATCGTTTGCGATGGCCAGTTTCAGAGTGTCCAAATCACCTGACAGAGCCGTTTGAACGTTCGTAGCCTGCGACTTGAACGCTTCAAGTTTGGCAACAGAATCCAACCCAATGCGCTTGGCTTCCTGAGCGAGTAAGCTGCTTGCGCCAGCGTTTCGTAGGGCCTCTTCAGCTTTTCGCCTAGCTTCTTGTATTGAAGCATTGTCGAATGACTGGAATTTTTTGTCTATTTCGTCAGCGATTTGACGTTTGACTTCTTCAGCTCTTGCTTTGGCGAGTTCGATACCGTCCAAAATTTCCTGTCTAAGCAATCCAGCTTGGTGATCAAAGCCCAAGTCTGCATTTTGAAGAGCCTTTTCAAGGGCAATTTCTTGTGCAGTTCCTGTCACTCCAAGAATTGCATCAGCTGCGCTAGATAGGCCACTAGAAGCTCTAGAATCACCAGTGCCCGCCTTATCATCAAAAGTCAGAGAGATGTACTCTTCTTTCAAGGCATCAAACTCATAAGCAATAGCTTTCTTGAATGCATCGACATTGTGCTTCCGACTCTTAAGGTTGACCGTATCACCCATATGAACAACTTGCCCATCAAGTTCATAGGCTTCAATTTTGATAGCATCAGAGACCTTGTCAATGCCCTCATTTGAGAACTTAGCTTGTGCCCACTTCTGCAACTCTTCAACGCTCTTTGAGTTGTTGTTCTCATACTCTTTTTCATTGATATAAGGGTATGAGTTGATAAGAGGACTATCAACAGTCACTCTGATAGTCGTTTCCTTGTCGGTGCCTTCAGGTTTAAAAGTTGATTTGGCATGGATTCTTGTAACAACATTCTGACTGTTTTTTGTGCGTTGGTAATCCTTCAGATTTTTGTGCGTTGTAATAACAACACCGCGATTCTCGCCACGACTCTTCTTGACAGTCATCGCAAAGTTATCACGAACTAGCTCACCTTCCCACGTTCCAACGATACTATGCTTGCCATCCAATAATACAGAGTACAGAGTTTCTGTTTCAGTCGTGTTGAAGGTCCTACGATCCTGAATGTCACTATTGAAAGAAAAATCTCCCAAAGCTGTTTTAGTATTTTGAACCATGCGAGAAAGAGCCATGCCACAGCTCTGACTAGTCACACTTACTGGTGTGATAGAACGTTGCATCACATCGTCTGAAATATGATAGGCTGTGATTTCCAGATGATCATTGTGTTCAACAGGTTTCTTAATGCGAAATAGCTGCGCTCCCAAAACAGGAGTCGGAGCCTTTATCAGCATATCTTCTTGAATGAGCTGATAAATACCAGAGTCGGAAATGGGATATTTCACAGTTAAGGTGAAATCGCCATTCATGGTCTCTTTAACAATCGCCGACGTCGCTTCATGAAGTGGCTCCCCGTTCCACCGAACGGTTCTTACATCTTTATTAAGTAGATAAAGCAATTATGCCCACCCCCAAACCGTCTCAATTTCAAGTGATTGAATACCTGGACCCAAAATAACACCAATATTCTTCACTTTCGCTGGATCAACTGTGATAAAATCCCCTGACCATTTGACTGGTTTCCCTGTTGTTGTTTTAAAACTTGGATTGTCAGGATTATTGACCATCACAAGCGATTCTGAGAGCCTTTCAAGACGAATGACCTGACCAGCGATTGTAAACGAAGTCTCAGCAGCGCTCTGACCAATGATTGTAATTTTAGGAAAGGCAAGAGCAGAACCTTGCACGGTTAAAGTCCCACTTCTTGTCAATCTCTGTGTATCGGTGCCTTTGAAGTATTTGGTAGGGTGGCAAGTGAAGGTTGCTTTGGTCATGTAAAGACCAGGTTGCACTTCTTCAAGGTCGCTCACATTGACCTTATAACACCAGAGTCTAGTTGTTTTGACTCGCTCACTCTCTAGCCAGAACTTTTCACGGATAAACAGACTCATAAATTGGTTCATCTGTTCTTCAGTAGGTTTGACCAAATAAATCGTATAAGTTTTCTTGACCAGTTCCCTATGCTTGTTTGTCTGAACGATTGCTCCACCGATACCACCATGCTCCAAGAGAGCTGTCTTGCTCTCTCCCAGAGCAATTGAGGGAGAATCATGGACAATGACCTTAAAAGGAAAAGACGATGTTCTCACACCGTCAATCACAAGCTCATTATACTTTATCATGCAAACCCTCCTCTCAATTGTGTCTTACGTTGCAATTCGTCAGCAATCCTCTGCGCTACCTCATCAGCAATACGAATGATGTCAGCTTCTTCTCTTACAGTGTTGCCAGTAATGGTAATGTTGATTGTTGGTGAAGTTCCACCCATAGTCTGAGCGATACCTCGACCGATGGCTCCAAGTGTTTTATCATTAAGTGGCAATACTGCTTCGTTCCCAGCTTCACCACCAACCATCATGTTATTACCGTTCATTCCAAAAATGGTTGGTTTCGTCATGATACCGCCCTTGGCATACCATTCAATTCCAATACTTGGAACACCTTGACTTAACCAATCTAATGGATTGGCCGACCCGCTCACATGAAAGTGCGGTAGTGGGATGTGTGGCCAGCTGATACTGAAGTTAAACAATCCCTTGATAGCTTCAATAGCTGAAGATACAGCATCTTTTGCACCATTGATAGCTCCTGAAATGGTACTCTTAATACCTTCCCAAACACTTGATACTGTGCTAGATATGGCATTTAACACATTTGAGACAGTGTCCTTGATGCCGTTCCAGATATTTGATACAGTTCCTGAAATACCGTTGAGAATATTTGAAATGTAGCTCTGAATGGCTGAGAAAATAGTCTGAACAATGCTTTGAATAGCTTGCCATACAGTAGAAAACACTCCCTTGATAGTTTCCCAAGCGCCTGACCAATCACCATTGATAATCTGCATAACTGCTTGAATGATACCAAGGACAACGTTTATTGCAGTCTCAACAACGGTCTTGATGATTTCCCAAGCTGTTGTAATGATAAGTTGAATGTTATCCCAACCAGCTTGGAGCAAGGGGCCAAGTATATCCAGTATTGTACTGATGACCGTATAAATGGCATTCCAAACAGTCTCAGCGCTTGTCCTGATGAGTTCCTGGTTCTCCGTCCACCAAGTAACAACCGTTCCAAAGATACTCATGACAAAATTAGAAATCTCTGATACGACTGCATTGATAACTTCAAGAATCGCATTCCAAACGGTCGTGACCACATCTCGAAAACCTTCGTTAGTTTCCCAGAGATATTTCACAATAACAATAATTGCAGCAACTGCAGCAGCAACTGCAGCAGCAACTGCAGCAGCAATTGCAATAGCTATTCCAATAATTGGTAATGCGGCAATTATCATTTCTCCAATAGATATTTTTAAAAACTCAGCAAGGGCTTGCAACGATAAGAATATGGGGGCTATGATCCCTACAGCAGTCACAACTGTTCCTAAAATAACAACAAAATCTTTTACTGGAGCAGGTAAGGAACTGAACAGCTCAGCCACACCTTTCACAATCGTTGCCAAGGTTTGGAAAACAGGGATCATCATTTCCAGAAGAGGTTGACCAATAGCAGATAATGCATTGGTCCCAGCTTGTTTCAGATTCCCCATCACGTTTTCTAATCCGTCTGATTCTCTTGCAGCCTGTCCAAGAGCTCCTGAGAGTTTATTTCCGTCTTCGACCATCTGAAGCAAGGTCAGTTGCTTCTGCGCTTCGCTCAAGTCCTTGAATGATTTGCCATACAGTTTATTTGCAGCGGCATTCCTAGTTGTCTCTGTCGCAGAGATTCCAAGAGCGGCATCGTTAGCAAAGTTTCCCTTCAAAAAAGATTGTAAGCTCTCTGTCACGCTCTCAATAGATTTGTCATAGAAGGCTGCACCGTCTGCTGCTGCCCTAGTTGCACGAGAAGTAAGATCCAAAGCTTCTGCTGTATCCAATCCTGAAGTTTTGGCAAATGAAGCCATCTGAGTGAATGATCCTTGCAATCGCTCTGGGACAATATCCATTTCCTGACCAATAGCATTCAACGCTTCTCTTGCTTGGGTTTCCATATCTCCGAAAACGGTAGTAAATTGAGCATTACTAGCTTGCATTTGAGCAGCTGCTTCTAACGCTTCTTTTCCTACTTCCACAAGCTTTTCTGAAATAGCACTCAACTTCTCACTAAACTGTTGAAGTAGTTCTGCTCTTAAATTTCTTGAGATTTCACTTAAACTTTCTTGAGCGTTATCAGCAGACGATTTAGTTTGGTTCATCTCATTGTTGAGATGATTTAATGCAGTCTTAGCTTGATTCAGTTCAGACTCCATTTTATTGGCTTGTGTGGAATTTTCACCAAATTCTTTTTTGGTGAGCTCCAGTTGTCGCTCTAAGTTTGAAATCTGCTTATTTACAATATCAGACTGTGCGCCAATCTTTTTCTGGGCAAGAGCATTTCTCTCGGCTTCGCTAGCATTTGAACCCAAAGCACTTTCTTGCAGTTTAAATGAACTTGTCACCTTTTCCATCTCGGATGCTAGTTGGCTCTGTTCATTCTGCAAATTGTTTAGCTTACTGATATTGTTTTCTGTCGCTTGGCCGTTTCCAGATAATGCCTGGTTCACACTTGCAAGCTTACCCTCATATCCTTTTAGGACGTTTTGAGTAACTTCGACTTCACGTTGAAAAGCACGGTACTGATCGGCACCGATATCACCATTTTTGAATTGCTGCTCCACCTGAGACTGAGCTTGTCTCAAGGTTTCTAGTTTCTCTTTGGTCGTCGTAACTTGCTTTTGTAAAACCTCTTGTTTCTGAGTCAGGAGCGTTACATTCCCTGTATCAAACTTCAATGCTTTGTCAATCTGTCTCAACTCCTGACTTGCATCAGTAGCAGCCTTATTGACATTTTTCAGGGCCTTTTGTAAGGGCTGCGTGTCGCCATCGATTTCAATTTTGATACCTTTGATATTTCCTGCCATATTTCCTCCTTTCACAAAAAATAGAAAAGCGCTGAGAGAACTTCTACGACTGATAATGCAGTTAGGACAATGAACTTGACCTCAGAATCGCTCTCTCAGCACTCATTTTTTTCTTTAAAAACTGTCAAAATCAGCTTGCGTTGCCTTCCGTTCGCCACCTTTGTCCTCGCTCCGCAGATTTACATAATCCGTCTGATAATCCAGAGCCATTCCGATTGAAATGTGCTTTAAATCATCGATAGACAGACCAGTTTCTTTACAGCAAGACAAATAGGATTCTACTGTGAAGATTTCTTCACTAGCTGATTCTGATTCATCTGGTGCTTTTTTGTCGTCATGCTCGCATTCAGCATTTCCATCAGCACAGGCCCAACTTCCTGAATCGGGAAGACTTCCATTTCCATGAAGAATTGTTCATAAGGCTTGATGTGAGGATTTGCAGATTTAGCAAAGGTCCAAAAAAGGCGGTTGAAAAAGGTCATATCAAACTCTTCTAGCATTGAAATGTCAATGTCAGTCGCTGTCAATTCTTTTTCAGCTTCCAGCTTGTTCAATTCATTCATGAATGATTGATTTTTCAACATTGAGAACAAATCTTGAAAATAATCTTTCCCAAATTGTTGCTTGTAGGCGATAGGAGTATAGCCATTTGTCCCTAGTTCATACTCCTGATCACCAACCAAAACGATTTTACGCATAGATTTTCTCCTTAAGCCACTACAGTAGGTTCATACACTTTCTTGAACCAGTTGTCATAAATTTCTTTATTATCAGCTGATGTGATAGAACGTTTAACAACTGAATCCAGAGGACGAGGACTTGCTTTAAAGCCAAGTTCACGCTCGTTGACGTTTGTACCATTTTTGGTTTTTGAGCCATTGCCTGGACGGCTCGCTGAACAGTAGTAAAGGACATGACGTGTTTTATTCTTGTCCCCTGAAAATTCGAACATCAAGGCAAATGATGTGAATTCTGCATCAGCTTTTTCAGTCAAAACACCCGTCTGAGCATCTTTGATTTCACCCAAAATCTTAGTCGCAAACATTTCAATAATGTGAGAGATTTTGAATTTCCCATCATACCCTTCGTTTGAGTTCATGAAGTGATAATCGATATCGTCTGCTTTGATTGGTGTTGATTCACCCTTTGGATCCAATGTCAATTCCATTGCTCCAGGAAAGCGGAAAATTTCATCGTAAGCAATCACTCCATCTGCACCAATTGATTTAATTGGCGCAACGTGAACATTTTTTAAACCATAGGTTACTTTATTTTCTTGAGTCATATCATTCCTCCTTAGTATAGATAGACCGTATAAGACTTGACATAGAGTCTTTCAGTCTCGATAAATGTTTCTTCTTGAACATCGAAAAAGAGCTCGTGGGTTGTCCACAGCTCTTCCAGACGTTCTTCCAAATCTTCATCCTTATTCTCAAAAGCCAGCTCTACTGTCACGCTCTTAATCTGATGATTAACCGTGTTATCAGCTGCATTGATGGCTGGACTCGATTCATAATAGACCAGGTAAGGTAGGTCAGGAGCGTTCCCAGTTTTAAACGCTCGATAAGTGACAGGCAAGTTTGCCTGTTCCAAAATAGCAGCAAAGTCTGATAGCTTCATTTCCCAATCTCCTTGATACGCTTCTCAAAGTTTTCTTTAACTTTCTCCTCAACAGGTTTAATATGTGGAAATGCCCGACTACGACCGCCATTTCTCAAAACATGCCCATTTTCTAGTAAGTGAGTTAAACGATAGGTTGGAGCTGCGTTGTAGATGACGTATGACCCCTTAGCATTTTTCTTGAAGCGCCAATTTCTAGCATACTTTCCATGACGTTTTGGACTAGTCACTTTTAATTCCGTAACGGCTTCGTTTACAACGTCCTCTGCAATCAGGTCAATCTTATCTTCTACCTCAGCAGAGTACTCTGCCATTGCCTTTGCAATTTCATTCGCTAAATCACTTGTTAAGCTCATTTCAACACCTCTGACAAAGTCAACTCTAAAATTTCAGAATCGATAGGATAGGTTTTCAAGATACGATATTGCCTGCCTTCAAATTTCGCAAACTCCTGATTCTCATACTCAAAATTTCGAATCTCAACAACCAAACTCGGTTTTAGACCTGCCTGGTTTGCTTGATAAAATTCAGAGCGAGTGACCCTCTTTTTGCGACATAGGAGAGTAACTTCAACATCTTCAGAGATTGGTTGTAGTAGTTTATCCTTACCTGTGACTTCCTTAGAAATCAGTGTTATTTCATGATTCCACATTCTTGACCTCTTTCTTTGATGCTATCTGTAAATTATGCAGTCGCCATTGAAGGTGACGTGGCATATCCACCCCACCCTCATAGCGATAGGCAGCATAGTCAACAATAAACATTTCATGGTCAGCACGCTCACCGACAAGCTCGATACCGAGGTTATCGGTCAATTCAGTGATGACACTTGAAATGATTTTTTCTAACGGCTTGTCTCTCAAGTGGGTTGAAATACCCAGCTTAAGCTTCAGCAATTCCAAAAGCTGACCTTCGTCCATGTTTACTCCTCAACTTCCTTAGCAGGCTCTTCAGCAGTTTCATCAACTGTTTCTTCCTGCTCAACTGCGGGCTCTTCCTTAACTTCTTTTGTTTCAGGAGCTGGTTTCTTAGGTTCATCATCTCCCAAAACCTCAAGGAAGATAGAGCCAGCAGTGTTGGCACCAGTCAAAAGACCGTTGGTAAAGCTATCTGTGGGCTCATATCCCTCACGAGGAAAGATATCGCCAACAGCATAGTCATGTTTTTCAGGATCAGCCAAGTCCTTGAAAGGACGGATTACTTTATAGCTCATACGCTACCTCCTTAAGCTACAACATCAGTGTATGTTCCGAAGAATCCAGCTTCTTCATCTACTTTCTTCACATCCAAACGGATGAAAAGCCCAAGCAATTGTCCGTAAATGTCATTGTTCACCCATTTAACGGATACTTGAGAATGATCAAACTCTTTGACGAACTCAGTGACATCACCGATGAAGAATTTCATATCTCCTTCATCTCCAAACACTGTGTCATCTACTTTGTAGATTGTTTTCCCACCAAATGAATAGCCAGTAGGTGAAGCTACATCGGTTTGAAGCATGTAGCGCCCATCTTTGTCCTTCACCTTGTCAAGTGCGGCAAACATTGACTTAGTTACAACGATGCTTGCTTTATAAATTGATTTAAGCTTCTTATTGTAGATGTCTTTAATACCATCAAATCCAGCCGCATCTGCTTGGGTAGCTTTTTTGAGGACAGCTGCAACTAATGATAATTCAGTGTTTTCACCTTGATTAAACACTTCGTCTTCAACAATGGACATGATGTCATAGTCTGCGTCGTCAATCATTTCTTGTGACACAGGGACATATCCACGGTAAGTCTTGATTGAATAATCAATCTCGCTGATTGCTGGTTTTGCAAGTTCTGGATTTGATTTCAATTCCTCTGTTGAAACCATTACACCATCCGTTTTTTTGATAACTGGATATTTACCAGATCCACTGTTAACTTTCACACGTTCCACAAGATCCAAGAGTGGATTACGTGTTTTGTTGACGAAGTGAGGTTTTAGCACTTCAGTTGGGATCAGAGCTGCGCTTCCTGAATCAGTAGTTTTCAAACCTACGATGTCACGAGTTTGACCAGTACGAATGTATTTAGCAATTGCGTCACGTTGTTCCAATTTTTGTCCTCCACGTTTTTCTTGACTTGGATAAGTCGGTGCTTTGCGATTAAATTCTTCAACTTGATTTTGCAAATCTTCAATTTCTTTTTCAAGTTGTTCTTTTTCTGCCAATTTATCATCCAATTCTTTTTGGATGTCTTCCAGGTTCTTTTCGACATCTGAAACTTCTTCGTCAGTTCCAGCTTGTTCCAATTTCTTCGCTTCAAGTTCAGAGCGCTTGTTCAATTCTTCAATCGATTCTTCGAGTTCAGCTACTTTGTTTGCTTTAAGATTAGCACGAGCACTTAAAATCTTTGATTTGTTCATAGATTAAATTTCTCCTTAATTTCTTTCTTGCGCTTGTCCAGCGCTTCACGATTTGCACGCTGTTGACTTTCAAAGTCTTTTTGGCGTGCGGCAATTTCCGTTTGCGGATAGGCTGGGAAAGTACATGGACTCACTTCAAAGATTTCTAATTCTAGGATAGTGTCCAGGTACAAACCATCTGCTTGCTCTTCCGTATTGATTTTGATTGGGATAAATCCAAAGCTACAACCAATTACATCTCCACGTCGAACACGAGCATAGGCTCCAACAGCTTGCGGATCATCCTTGTTGATGATGATATCCCCGTAAAGTCCGATTTCATCAACTCTTAAAATGACCGTCCCGTTACCAGTACGACCAAGCACTAAACTATCATCATGGTTAAATAATGCCCTGATGTCAGCTCCTTTGATGGCTTTTTCAACACCCTCACGTTTGATTACCTCAAAGTAGCCTGGCCATAATTCAGTAACTTCATCAAACTTGATAAAGTACCCACTCAAAATCAAATCACCGCTGTCAGCTTCTTCTCGTGTCTTGAATTGAGCGGTACGATAACTATTCCGCTTGTTCATTCTCTTCCTCACCCCCTTTCAGTTTCTTCTGGTCCCCAAGCCTGTCTTGTGGAATGAAATTTTCAAGAGCAAGGAGCTCATCCATATCAGGATCAGGCGGCATCCCAAGCCAATCCCTCCACTCATTTCGACGCATTGCCATACTTTTAGTCATCTGTTCAGCAACTGATGACAATTCTGTAATGTCGTACGAATAGAGCGAGCGAGCATTCAGTTTGAAATACCGATTGTTTGAAACGAGTAAGTCTCTAGTTAAGGTCTGAGTGATTGTCGTAGCAATACTCATGATCGTTGTATTGACGAAGTTGTTGTATTCTTCTTTATCAAAGCTACCAACTCCCAAAATAAAAGCTGGAACTCCCAAAAGTCCAGCAACTGTTTTCTTGTCAATTTCAACAGATTCATTGATAGCAATATCTTTCAGACTGAGTGGCTTGACCTGTTCTACACTCAACAGAGCATCTGGAACAATCCACGGTTCACCAGCTTGACTAGTGCTAAGATATTTCTTAGCAACCTTGTCTCGCCCCTCTTGTGTTGCCAACTCTACACTCGAAGAATCAACCTTAACAATCAGGCTAGGAACGTTCTTACCATTCATAAAGCCTTTTTTGATTTGAGTAGCAAGGTTTAAATTCCTAACAATATCCCTCAGAGCAAGCCTATATCCAGTCCCTACAAATGGATTATCTGGATCTGGATTGATTACAAAGTGCACAATTTCGTTTGGGTTGTAGTCAACACCACGATAATTCATAATATAGCCGAACTCATCACTTCTAAAAGAAACTTCGCTCATTGGGAATGGTCTCAGGTTCGAAATATAATCATTCGCAAGATCATACTCAACATGAAGAACAGAGTTCCCATCTCCGAACAACAGTAAGTCACGCACAATCTTGAAAATCCAAGTTTTGCGAGTCATGTTTTCGCATGGGTTTACATCAATCTTGCGAGCTAGCCCGTCTTTTATTCGGATATCGCCTTTATCGGTATTCTCCATCAAATGAATGGTCATGTTAGATACCATGTCAGCAATCTTGTTGACCGCAGCAATCACATCAGGATTGCGGGCCAAAGGCACATAGCTATCACCTTCGATATAAAGACCAAAATCTGAATGAGTGATAACATTCGTTCCACCTCGACTCTTACCACGTTTCAAAAACCTATCTAAAAGCCCCATCTTTTCTCACCTCCTTTCTAGTCTGTTGCGCTTTGAAAGAGTGAATCAAAGTGCTTGTTTCTTACGATATTCTGGCTGACATCAACTATCTGCTTATCCCAATTCACAAGCTCACCCATAAAGTCTTTTATATAGGATTGCCTAATAGTGACTTCTTTGCCATTTAAAGTTGCTTTTACTCTTCCTGTGTTGATTAACACGTTGATGTCATGTTCTGATAAAACTATTTCATTCATAAATCACCTAATCAAAGAAGCTCATGACATTCTGATTCTTGCCAAGGTTAGCAAGAGCCTGAATACAAGCAAAAACGCTGGCATCAAACAAGTCTATTCTTGCAGTACCACCGTCACCGTCTAATTTTTCATATTGCACAGCATCATCCACCTTTTCAATCGCTCTAACATTGCTCACACAGTATTCGTAAGCGTCAGAATGAAGATAGTAAAACTCTTTATTCTTAACTTTGAACTCAATCCGTCTAAATCCTTCAGATTTCAGATAGAAAAGCTGTGGTTGGTCAATCATCTTAAACCGAGCTTGTTTCATCTTCGTCAGAAACTCACGGCCAAACTTCCTATCCATTCCGACAGCAGCAATCTTGAACCCTTTCTCTCTCATCTTTATGAACCATTTGACAATATCATCATAGAGAACAGTCGGAGTATTGCTCATTGTCAACCAACCATCAGACTGCCAACCAAATAGTGGAATCCCGTCATCATTGGCTTTCTTTTGAGCGTTGACACGAGGAAAGAAAGCGTGTGTGATGCAAATATCAACATCTTTCTCACCATCATGGTAAACCCCATAAAGAGCAGCAGCTGTCAAGTCGTGCAACCTTGACAAGTCAGCACCACCATACCATTGGATTGGCAAGCGTGCCAGCTCCTCTAGGGTCCAATCGTATTGACTATCTGAAGCTATGAACTCATCAGGATTGAAGTAAGCATTCATAGAGTTTGTGAAGACATTCAATGTCTTGTTAAAGAACTCATTCCTAGTCTGTGGATCATTCATAGCCTGCTCAGCTTCTTCTCTCAGAGCTTTGAGCGATACCGTCACACCCCACGAAGGATTTGCTTTTTTAAGAACATTCTCGTCCAGGTAATCGCCCACGTCTCCATCAGTCGTCTGGTCAGCTTTGCAGATAAACATGAACAAGGAATCATCCTTGACCAGTTGCTTAAGGACCTTTTGACAGTATTTCAGACGGTTAGCAAGGAATCCAGTAGGAATATCACCAGCCGTAGAGATAACAAAAAGCATACTGTTTCGGTATGCTGACATTGTTTTCTTCATAAGACCGTACTTCTTGCTGTTTCTCATCGTGTGAGCTTCGTCTAGGATAATTACGTTACCGTTCAATGAGTCCAAACGACTTTCATCGTTGGCCAATGCCTGGATAAAGAAAGAACCCTCGACACCAAAATTAGCAGTGATTGAGTGTTCCTGGTTGTTATCCTTGATACGAATGTTCTTGTCATTCCATCGCTCTACATTGAATTTTAAGAATCCAAAGGCTTCCATAGCTTGCTTGACCGAGTTGGCCACGATATAGCATTTTGAACCGCTATCTGTGTCTAATATCTGATAAGCAAGAGCGATTGCAGCAGTAAACGATGTCTTCCCATTCTTCCGAGCAAGCATGATAAGCGCTTCTTTGAACCTGCGCTCATTTGTACCCTTGTAGTAAAACCCAAACAGGTTCACAACTACAAAATGTTGCCAGGGTTGCAAGAGTAATGGCTTGTTACGGATAGACACCGCAAACATATCATCACCCTGCTGATGGACTATTGTATTCTCGATGAAGTGAACAACAAAATCAACGATTTCCTCATCCATTTCAAACTCATGATTTTCAAGATCACGCAAGAAACGTTCAGCTGCAAGAATGTTTTCCTCACAATGTTCCTCTCTGTGAGAAATGACGTGCTGAGCATACTCTTTCGCTTTGCCAAGATTACCCATTGCCAGCCACTCGCTTCTTTTTGATTTCGTTCTTGAACTTCAGGACCTCAGTAAGAACTGAATCACCTTCTTGTTCTACTACCTCACCGAGCGACTTCGGATTCATCATCAACTGATTAGAGTAGCTAAGAATATCTTTTCTCAAAATTTCCATCGCTGTCAAGATTGGAACTTTGCGCTCATTTTCAGCACCAGCTTTGTTGACGTAGGTATCTGTTACTGGATAACCCATGTCAGCATAATCTTGAGCAAGTTTCTGATACTGGTAGAGCATTCCTGCGAAAATGTCGATGATCATTTCGAATTCTTTCCGATAAGTGCCCAAGTCTTTCATCTGCTTGACCACTTTTGACTTAATCGACTTTGCTGTAATTGGTTTAGCCAAAAACTACCTCCTTCCGTCAAAATCGCTTAGTTTTTACCCCCTTTTTGTTTGAAGGCCCCCGACTTGGAAAAAGTTCCCTTCACCGGTACCCTACTGGCCGAAATGATTTTTCAAAAAGAGGGGGGCTAAAAATTTTCATTTTTCATTTTTGAAAAAATTTAAAAATTCTTTTTTTCTTTTCTTCTGCCAATAAATTCCATTTCCGATTATCTTATCGTTGTTGCGGTCATGGAACGTATTATGTTTGCGGTTGGTCAGCGGCAAACAATTCCAAGATATATACTCAAGTTCTGGATACTCAGATACTGGGTAAATATGATGAACCATTTCAGCTGGAACTGACTGCCCATATCTTAGACTTTCTTGGCAAAGGTAATCGTGTTGTCTCATGACCTTGTCACGAAACTTGTACCACTTCCTTGTCTTCAAGCTTTGTCTGACTGGTTTGTTGTACATGATATATACTCCTTTGCAAAACAAAAGGACAGGCTCTTGACCTATCCCATCTCATACAAGAAATCTATGCTACCATAATAAACCTTTTTTCGTGAGACTTCAAGATGTCTTTTGTCTCATCTTTTGTCTACAAAATCATATACGAGAGCTCCAATGAATACTAAAGGCAGAAATAGAAAAATCAATCCATGTTTAAATATTTTCCCTATATCTTCTTTTGTCCAATCGAAAACAATTTTCAAAAACATCAATGCGATAAAATAACAAACTAAATATCCTATGAGTAACATATTCCTCTCCTTCAACTATACCAATTTTATCCCTCACTTTCACATATCTTATATTTTGTTAAACTCACTCTAAATCTCAAACCCTTACTAATCATGGGTTTTAAAGAGTTTCATTTTTTCAGTTTATGCTTAACTCATTATGTGAAAGTAATATCTAAAAAAATTAAATGACAAAGTTCCGTAGAGCATCATCAAGCTCTGCTTGTTCTATCCCAATGTATCTCAGGGTAATTGCAGGTGATGAGTGATTGAACATTTTCTGTAATGTTCCTACGTCCTTTGTCTTGTTGTAATATTTATAGCCGAACGTCTTGCGCATTGTGTGTGTGCCAACATTATCAATGCCAAGTTCTTCAGCTGCTTCATGTATGATTTGATAGGCTCGCTCACGAGTGATTGCTTTATTCTGACCTTGCCTACTCTTGAATAAGAAATGATGAAATGGTTTGTCCTCGACATATCTCCTCATTTCTTTCTTGAGCTCTTTTGTCATCCGTCTTGTTATCTGCTTGCCAGTCTTCCGTTCTCTCAGCTTGATGTGCCATCCCTGGACATCTTTAACTTTCAAGGTAAGTATATCTCCGACTCGCAAACCAGTATTCAGACCTGTGATGAATAGCATATAATACATCTCATTCCACTCTCTGAGATAATCTTTCATTGCCTGAATGTCGTCATTATCTTTTATCGGTGATACAAATTCCATATTCTACCTCCTTTCCCAAAACAAAAAGCCAGCATTTGCTGACTCTTGACGATACTTCTGTTGGACAACTTTTCTGACTAGAATTAAGGATGACTCCTCAAGTGTGATGTGTGTTTTTGTTTCAGAAGTTCATGCTATCATAATAACCCTTTTTTTGTGAGACTTCAAGATGTCTTTTGTCTCAATCTTATTTACAACTCACCTTTCAGTATAGCGTACTGTTCTAAGATAATCCTTCTACGTCGATAGATTGTAGCTTTGCTCATGAATTTCTGTTCTGCTATTTCTTCCCATCTCAGTTGAGGATATCTCCAGCGCAGATTAAAGATTTCCTTATCTTCATCAACTAGATTGATCAGGAGTTTGTTAATAATAGCTTTGAACCCTTCGAGAAATTTCAAGGTTGGATCATCTGCGATTCTGATTGCGATAGTTTCGGTAGGTTTGCTTATTCCTACACTGGGACCACTCTGAGCATCTGGGTTTCGAGTTTCTAATTCTAGCCTTCTCAAATCTATTGTACGTTGAATGTTTTGAAATTTGAAAAGTTCTCTGTCTAATGTTTTGAGGTCTTCGTCGCTTAATTTCTTCAATTCCTACCCCCTCGATATCTTCGTGACTGCTTCCACTTGATAATCTTACCATCGTTATTGTTGTTGAAATAATCTGGCAATCTTGCTGTTGGACTTTCTTTATAGACCACTTTTTCAACGACCTGGACTCCAGGCATCATTTCATCATCTATCCATCCAACTAACCAAGCAGGATTCACGTCAT